AACTGCGGAAGGCTATCGCCAAGCTCTCAAAGCGCTGGCTGAAGCGGTTCGATGACGCGGCGCCGAGGCTGGCGAGGTACTTCAGCACAGCGGTCGAGAAACGCTCCGCCGCGGCGTTGCGCAAGATTCTGAAGGACGCTGGCATTTCGGTCGAATTCGAGATGACGGCCGCTATGCGGGACATCATCGGTGCGACGGTCAACCAGAACGTGACGCTGATCAAGTCGATCCCGGCCCAGTATTTCACGGAGGTCGAGGGGCTGGTGATGCGGTCGGTGCAGACCGGACGCGATCTCGGCGGGCTGACCAAGGATTTGGAGGCCAGGTTCGGCGTCACGCGGCGGCGGGCGGCGCTGATCGCGCGGACACAGAACAATATGGCGACCGCCAGCATGACGCGGGCCCGCCAGATGGAAGTGGGGCTCGATGAAGCGATATGGGTCCATTCCGGTGGAGGCCACGAGCCACGTCCGACGCACCTCCGCGCCGGCAGGGAACGTGTCCACTACAAAATCTCACAAGGCTGGTTCGATCCGGCGGTCGGCGAGCACATCCAGCCGGGCCAGTTGATCAATTGCCGGTGCGTCGGCCGGCCGGTAGTGAAGGGGTTCTCGTGATGCGCATCCGCATGAACCTCCATCCGGCAGCCACCGCCCTGGAACTATCTCGTCCTGACCTCCCCGGTGTCCTCCCGCTGTCCCGCGCATGGACACCGGTAGACGACCCGCTCTGGCAAGCGGCGCTGCGAGAACCCAGGGTGCGGAAGTATTGCGCCGATTGGCGCATCGAAGTGGAGGGCTCGTGATGGCACAGGTCGTTGGCGAAATTCGCCTCGTGTTGTCGGCTCACGTCGCGTGGTGGGTGAAGCCTGCCCTTTGGTTGGCCGCGTTGGCCCTTCGTCACGGGGTTAAGGTAGATGTTCGAGAGGCCCGAACGTAAAATGGAAGCTGTGACCAACGTCACGCCTATCCGCTCCGAGGCTGATATTGCCGCCAATCTCAAGACCCGCATGCGTAACGCCCTGGTCGAGGTCTGCGAGATCATGGACGAAGCCCGGAACGCCGGCCTGGTGCTGAATTTCCAGGTCGGTCCGAACGGGTTCGGCAAGTACGGCGTGCAGGACATCACGGTCATCAAGCCGCTCTAGAGGCCACCCAATTGCCCCCAGTATCGGAAGCCCAGCGCCGCGCGATGTTCGCCGCAGCGGAGGGGAAATCACGCCTCGGCATCCCGAGGGCGGTTGGCGAGGAATTCGTCGCGAAGGACGCCACGGCCGGTGTTGCCGCAGGCATCATGTTCGTGGCGCCAGATGGCGACATCCTGCTACTCCGCCGCCGCAGCAACGACGAGAACTGGGCCGGACATTGGGATTTGCCGGGTGGCAAGGGCGCCGACGGCGAGACGCCGGAGCAGGTCGCTGTCCGCGAGGCAGGCGAAGAGACAGGCATTGAGGCCAAGGAACTCCGGCTGCTCGACAGCGTGATTACGCCGCGCGGAATGGGCTTTCACACCTTCGTCCAGCCGATCGACACGAAGCTCGCTCCGACCCTCAGCGAAGAGCATTCCGGCTTTGCGTGGGCGCCGCTCGACCTGTTGCCTCAGCCGCTTCACCCCGGCGTCGCCGATACGCTGGCTCGACGGCTCGATACGCTCGGCGCAGCCAGCCCAGAGGATTGGTCCGGGCTCAAGCAGACCTTTGCGGATTGGGCGCGCGGCAAGGAACGACAGGCCATGGACTCCATCGCCATGGATCGCAGCGTCCGCACCTTCGACAAGGACGGCCATCTCCACGTCGAGATGACGCCGATCTCGAAGGCCGTGGTCAACCCATACTGGGGTCGCGAAATTCCGGGCTGGCAGACGCTCCGGCTCGATCCTGAAAAGACGTACCAGCTTTACCGCGATCCCGCGGAACTGGAAAAGGCAGCGCCATCCTTCGCCGGCAAGCCGCTGCTCATCATCCACACGCCAGTCAGCGCCGATGACCATCCGCGCGAAGTCACTGTGGGCACGATCGGCGATGGCGTGAAGTTCGTCGATCCGTACCTGATGGCACCGCTGCATGTCTGGGACGGCGAGGCGATCGGGCTCATCGAGTCCGAAGAGCAGAAAGAACTGTCCTGCGGCTACGAGTACGATCCAGACATGACGCCCGGCGTCGTGGATGGCGTTCGCTTCGACGGCCGCATGACCAACATCCGCGGCAATCACCTCGCTCTCGTAACCGAGGGCAGGGCGGGCCCCGACGTGGTGGTGCAGGACGCCGCCATCAAACCCAACGGCCGCGCCGGGCTGGATATCCACGGCGACAGCACCCCCTCCAACGGAGAATTCATCATGACGAAGCTGAAGCTGTCGCTGATGGCTGCTACTGCCAACGGCGCGCTCCTCACCTACCTCCAGCCCAAGTTGGCGCAGGACGCCAAGGTCGACCTATCGACGGTACTCGACGGCGTGACGGCGCAGAACTTCAAGGCGAAGCGTTCCGGCCTGGTTGCCGGCATCAAGAAAGCGGTGTCCGGCAAGCTGGCCAGGGACGCTAACATCGACGATGTCGACAAAGTCCTGATCGCGCTCGACGCCACCATCGAGGCGAATTCGGCGATGCCTGTCGCCGGCAAGGCGCGCGATAAGGCCAAGGACGAGGAGCAGAACAAGCTCCGTGACTTCCTCAAGGACAAGCTCTCCGAAGACGACATGAAGGCCTGCGACGACATCATGGGTGAAGTCGACGAGGGCGCCATGGACGAGTCCGAAGAGGACGACGAGGAAAACGAGGCCGGAGGCGCCCGCCTTGCGGCCCGCGAAAAGCGCGAGAAGGACGATAGGGCGATGGACAGCGCGATCAAGGTTGCTGCCGACACCGCCGCCAAGCGCGCCGCGGCCGAAACCCGGGCGACGGAACGCGCCATCCGCCAGGCGGAGAAGGACTGCGCTCCCTTCGTCGGCGATCTCGCCATGACTTTCGACAGCGCCAACGACGTCTATCGCCACACCCTGAAGCTGCTCGGCGTCGAAGAGGCGGACACCATCCACGAGTCGGCCCTTCCGACCATCCTCAAGATGCAGCCCAAGCCGGGCGCGCGGCCGGTGGTGCTCGACGAGGCGCGGGTTCCCGACGCTTCGGCACAGAAGCGCGCCGCGGAAATCGCACCGGGCTTCGGCCGCATCAAGATCGGCGCCTGAGCCCGCCTCACCCACTTCCACGCATCGTCAAAGACTGAACCCACGCGGGGCCTGCCGGCCTCCGCCACAAAGGAGATATTGCCATGAATACTGGCGGTTGGCAGACGCAGGTTTACGACCAGCCTTCGGCGGCTGTTGCCGGCGATCGTGCCAGCAACAACCCCCTCGCGAGCTACAATGCCGGGCCCGGCGGCCTGATCGCCGGGTCGAGCGGTTGCGCCGTCGGCCGCTTCTTCTGGGCCTACCCGCCGGATGACCCGAACGGCGGCTACCAGATCGCGGCGAACAACGGCTTCGGCGTGCCGAGCGGTTTCGTCATGCGCAACCTGCAGGCGCTCAACTCGACGTACCTGTCGAATGCCGGCAACCTGATCCAGCCGGGCTTCGAAATGGCCGGCATGACGCAGGGCGACTTCTGGGTCACGAACGATGGCTCGACCGTTCCGATCCCGAACTATTCGAAGGCCTTCGCCGATCTCGCCACGGGCAAGGTGAAGTTCGCCGCGCCGGGTACCGTCTTCGGCGGCGCCTCGGCGACCGGCAGCTCGATCGCGCCGGCCTCGTTCTCCGTCACGGGCGTCATCAACGATGATGTCCTGACCGTTAGCGCGATCGGTTCCGGCAGCGTCTATCCGGGATCGACGATTTCCGGGACCGGCATCGCGACCGGCACACAGATCGTCAGCCAGATTACCCCGCTGCTTTCCGGCGAAAGCGCCAACGGCGTCGGCCGTTACCTGCTCAGCGTCGGCAACCAGAGCACCGCATCGGTCACCGTGACCGGCGCCTATGGCGTTCTTACCATCGGCACCGCGACGGGCACCTTCGCCGTTGGCGATCTGCTGACCGGCACGAACGTCGTCGCCGGCACCGCGATTACCGCCAACCTCACCGGCTCCGGTGGCTCGGGCGGCACAATGGTCGTCAACAACGCCACCAGCGTGTCCTCCACCACGATCACCGCCAGCACGGCGGTCGAAACCAAGTGGGTCGCGGTCTCGACGGACCAGCCGGGCAATCTCGTCAAGATCAGCTCCTGGGGCTGATCGGTAGGGCGGCGTCTGCGCCGCCCGCTCCCCTCTTCACCGCCTTCCCCGCTTCGCACAGCGGCACGGCCCTTTGATGGAAAGAAATGTCATGAACAAGCACGAGGCGATTGCTGAGTGGCAGAAGGTCGGCCCCCTGTACGAAGCGGCCGGCCTGGTGCTCCCCGGTGCCAAGATGTTTATCCCCGACGAGTGGAAGCGCGGCGAGCGCTCCCTCGAGCAGATCGCCATGGACGCGGCGGGAACGCTGTCGACCGACCCGAACTCTGCGCTCCCGACGATGCTCACCACGGCGATCGATCCCGATGTAATCGAAATCGTCTTCGCGCCTCTCCAGATGGCGGAAGTCCTCGGCGAAGAGCGCAAGGTCGGCGACTGGCTCGAGGAAACGCGCCTGTTCCCCGTGGTCGAGAACACCGGCGAAGTGTCGTCCTACGACGACTATTCGAACAACGGCCGCGCCGGCATCAACTTCAACTACCCGGCGCTTCAGTCGTACCTTTTCCAGACGTTCCTCAACTACGGTGAGCGCGAAGTGGCCCGTGCGGGGCTGATGCGCATCAACTATGTCGGGGACCTCGGCAAGGGTGCCGCGAGCATCCTGAACCGCTTCGGGAATCTCAGCTACGCCTTCGGCGTGCAGGGCCTCCAGAACTACGGGATCATCAACAACCCGTACCTGTCGGCGTACATCTCCCCGGCGCCCAAGGCCTGGGGCGGCACCACGTGG